CATCAGCAGTGCGAATCTTAAGCCCCCCGGTCATTGTATCGCCGCCCTTATTCACGGCATTAATATCAGCCGGGGAGGGTTTATTGGCCGCATCATACTGTTTAACCCAGGCAGACCACGTCCCGCTGTAAAGCGTGCGAATGTACGAGCGGGAGCTGTTATAAATCCGGTAAATCTGAGTGATACCGGCATGCTTATAGACTTCCAGCGAACCGGCGTTTGCCTCTGGATAGTTCCTGCCGGTTTGAGCCTGCGCGTTTGCTGGCTGGTAATACAGTCCCGCCGTGGTGTAGGCGTTCAGGTCGGCGGCGTTGCCAATTGCAACGGCCTGCCCGTTGAAAATATCCTGCGCGCTGATATTAAAATCATCAGTCAGCGCATGACCATTTATCCTGCGCCCTGAGGGTACGCGCCCGTTAGCGTTGTCATTCGCGGCCTTAACGGCTTTCGGCGTTGCCGCCAGCGCCTCAGACGTGCTGTCGGTTGCGCTGCTGAGCTGGACGATACCCTTTTGCGCCGTGGTAGCGTCCTGAGCTGTGTATTTCCCTTTCGCAAGGTCATACGCCGCCTTAATTGCTTTCGGCGTCGCTGCGACGCTCTCAGACGTACTGTCGGTTGCGCTGCTGAGCTGGACAATACCCTTTTGTGCCGTGGTAGCGTCCTGAGCCGTATATTTCCCTTTAGCAAGGTCATACGCCGCCTTAACCGCTTTCGGCGTCGCTGCGACGCTCTCAGACGCGCTGTCGGTCGCACTGCTTAACTGAGTGAAACCCTTAGCGGTGAGCGTGGCGTCAGGATGGCGGCGGGACTGCTCATGCTCAGCGAGCTTGTCGTCGACGTAGTCCTGCGTTGCCATCACCGTTGAGGTGTCGATGTTCAGCTCGACTGACTCGATGTCGCTCACCATAATAACCATGCGCACGGTCTGCGCACGGCCTGACCCCTCTGCCAGCGCTGGCTTGTAGCTTTCGGCCATATTACCGACCGCAATCAGCGTACCGGTGTCGTCATAGAGGCCGAGTTCGCGCATCCAGAAACCGCCGGTCTCGGGTGGGATGAGCAACTCCGCCACGACATAATTTTTATTTTTCCTGTCCTGGCTGATTTTGTTCAGCGCATGACGCCAGACCTCTTTAACGAGTTTTGTCTGGTTCGGGTCAGGCACCGGCAGAGTACCGCCGCCGTCACCGACGGCCATCGCCGTAAAATTGACCTTTTTCCCGTTCGGGACGGTCGCTGCGGCCAGCTTGATTGCACCGGCTTTGGTGATGACCGTTTTATATTTCACTGTCATTGTGCTCTCACTTATCCGGGATAAACCGTGATGATGTCGCCGTCATAGCTCAGGGCGCCGGTGTACAGATAGCCGGGAATGTCCTGAATAATATTGAGTCCGATAAGATGGCGGCTGGCTGGCTTTGCATCGGCAATAAGCCGCTCCATTTCGTAATACATTTCTTCGGTGATGCCGGTCTCTAACACACCGATATCGAGGCGAAATGTGCCGGGCGGGTCGTTTGTCAGCCACCACTCAGATACGTTTATCAGGTAGCCGAGCGGCTCCACCACGCGGCGCACTGCCCCAATCGTTCCTTTGTGTGCGTGGATATACCAGGCGCTGCGGATCACATCCCGTTTGGTGGCCTCCGGCCAGCTCTCATCCCAGCGGTCAACGGAAAACGCCCACGCCAGCCACGGCAGGAGGTTTGCCGGGCAGTCGTCCGGGCTCCAGAGTCGGCGCAGGGGGACAGGGGTATTCTCGATTTCAGCGCAGGCGCGCGCCGCCGCCACCTCAAGCGACGAGGAGCCCACCGGCAAAAGTCGGGTGTCATTCATCATTGCCCCCTATGGTGACGCTGTACTCGCTGCACCATGACGCCTGCGTGTCATCGAGAACGATGTCAGCCACCGGCGCGGCCAGCTCGACACGCTGCACGCCCTCGACGTGGAGCGCCGCATAGATGGCCGATTTACGGATGTCGCGCCCGAGGCGGTGCTGCGCGGTGATATACGCCTGTAACTTTGCTTTTGCCGCACTGAGCACCGGCTCACTTTCGGGGCCGGGGTAAAGGTAAAGCGATGCGGTGATTTTGTAGTCGACGATGTTCGCTGACTGCACGGTCACGCGGTCGGCCACCGGCCTGACGTCCTCGTCGTTCAGCGCATCGCGCACGATGGCGAGCAGCTCGTCAGAGGCCACGCCGTTATTTTCACGCGACAGCACAGACACGGTCACACACGCAGGCTCAGGACTGATGACGGAAATATCCGCGACACGCCCGTCGGCGCTGCGGCCATGAAACTGATATGCACCGGTTGAGCCTGCGGTACTCAGTCCCTCAAAAGCCTGTTGGATGCGCAGACGGTAGTCGGTATTCGACTCCATTACGGCTGGCGTGGGCGGAAACGTCGTGTCGTCTGCCGGGGTGATGACGAGGCGCTCGACGTTATAATTTCCGCCTATCTGGTCAAGGTCGGCATCTTCTGCATACGCCAACATGACCGCACGCGCGGCCTCGTTGACGCGCTGGCGCCAGATAACCTCCCGATAGGCGTTTTCTTCCAGCAGCTTAACAATCGGCTCGGATTCAAGGGTCAGCGTGCGCGCCACTGCCTCCTGTTGTTCCTCCGGGTATAACGAGACGAGGGTCGCCTTGCGCTCCGCGAGGATGGTCTCATAGTCCAGCACTTCCACGACATCAGGCGCGGCGAGCTGGTTAAGGTCAACAATTGCCATAGCGTTTAACTCAGTGGAATGGTGAGGGAAAAGGGCTGGCCGTTAGCCGAGCGCGTGCCGGTGATATCGACATACAGCCCACCGTCGGTCTCCGACCGCTCAAAGGTGATGGTGGTCAGCCTGACGCGCGGCTCCCACTTCTGGATCGCGGAATAGCACGCGGCCATAATCTGCAATCGCAGTGCCGGTGTCTGCGGCTGGTCAATCAGTGCCGACAGAAGCGAGCCGTATTCACGGCGCATGACGCGAGAGCCAACCGGCGTGACGAGAATGTCGCGCACACTTTGCCTGATATGCTCAACCTCAGTGATACTGAGGCCGGTCTGGCTGTTCATTCCCAGATAACGCACTGTCATATCGGTGCCCCCGTTGTCCCGCCACTGTCGCCCGGGTGTTTATGGAGGTGCAGCACTTTCCCATTTGACGACAGTGACCCGCCGGTATGCTCGATATTCCCGGACATCGTTCCGCCTTTCTGCACTTCGAGCGTGCCGGTCGTCAGTTTGTTGGTACACACCACCTCAGGCGTATCGAGCGTGATGCGGGTCGAGGCCTTCACCAGCACCACCGGCACGGTGGCCGTAATGGAATCCGACGCGGTGACGTCGGCGGTTTTGATACCTGACACGGTGAGCGCACTGTTTTCGGGTTCGTACTCAATGACCGCGCCATCAGGGAAAGTAACGTGAAGCGCATCGGGTGAGGCTGACGGCGCGGGATTGTCATCTGAGAAAATGCCCGGCAGCACAAAGGCCGTATCGAGCTCACCGCCGATGGCCAGCAATAACACCTGCTCGCCAACGGATGGAGCCCACCACACGCGAGAGCGCCCGGCTCGACAGGTGAGCCAGTTAAGCCAGGTGGTTTGCATGCCGCCGGTCTGGACACGACACAGCCCCTCGTCGAGGTCGACGTCGGTCACGATGCCGGTGCGGATGAGGTTGCGGATCGCGCGTGCGATTTCCTGTAGAGAATTTAAATTATTCATACGGGAAGGATGCCGCCGGGCAAGGCCAGCGGCAATTAAGGCGGGTTTTATGAGGGATGGCACAACAATCAGCGGCTAAGATGTTTGATAGTCAGCGTTTCGACGAGCTGTTTATCCGCCTGGCTAAATCCGAGTAGCTGGCGCTCTGCGTACTGCACATCCTGAGCGTGTGCGTTTGGCCGGTCTTTGAGGCCGTACTGATGGACACGCGCGATACGCTGCACTTTTCCGGTAAATTCCACCACAGCACCGTTTTCACGGCCACTGGCTTTCATGTACCGGTTAGTGCGGAGCTTCTGAAACATTGCCCGTTTAATTCGACCTTTTTTGGCTCTCAGCGGCTGGCTCTTTCGCGCCTGATACGGTGAGCCATCCGGGGCTTTTTGCTGTTTGATACGTTGCTGTTGCGCCGTTCTGAGTTGCTTCGCAATCTCACCGGCAAGCTTCCGACGCCCTGCGGGTGACAGGGCAGCAAGCAGCCCCGCGAGCTGGTTATCAAAGGGCTTAAATTCACTCATCCCACTTACTCACCAGTTCGCCGTTGATATAGAGCTCTTTTGGACGCGTGACGGGTTCAGGCGGTGGCGGCTCCGGGGCATAGCTCACATGCAGCGCGCCGTTTTCCTCCCTGATGATGGTGCGCTCGGTGAGCTGGAGGCTAATGCTGATATCAACCGTATCACCGTCGTTTAAATCCATCTGGAAGCGGTAGCCCTTTTTATGCCCCTCATCGAGCGTGCAGATATCCGGCTGGTTTTCCCTGAGCCACGCGGCTACCGGCACGAAAATCAAATCAGGGTCACCTACGAAATCGCACACGATCACATTCAGGGTGTAAATTTTCTCGTGGGACAGGGAGGCCGCGAGCCGTGCATCGATATTCCCCTCGTCGGCAAAAATGCGCATCATCTCGGGGTTGGTTTTAAGCTGCGGGATGGCGTCAGTTAGCGCTTTTCGCAGGCTGATTGCTTTCTTCATCGAGTTTATCCTGACAGGCTTTGACGGTTTCAATCTGTAACGCGCAGGCGGCGAGCGCGTGCTCAAGCCTGCGGATATCTGCACTCAGGTCGCCATTAGTGGCCGGGTCGCTTCCCGGCATCGGGCAATAGCTCACTTTCGGGCAGGCGCTGTAAACAATGACCGGCGGAAGCGCAACCGGCGCGGGTGTGCATCCTGCGCACAACATCAGGCAGCTCAGCGCTGTACCAGCGGCGTAACGTTTCATTTTCATTCATCAGCCTCGTAATGGTTTCTTCCCGGCGCACGGCCATCGCACCGGCAGCAATCAGCTCACCACGTAAACTGACCTGTGCGGTTTCATTTCGCCTGGCGATTCCCTGCGAAACGGAAAGCTGATTTTTCAGCATCCCGATCACGTTTTTCTGTTCGGTCGCGACCTTATTTGCCCGGTCAAAAGAGCGCCGTAGATTACCATTCTCATGCCTTAACCAGAGCACAGCCGCCAGCGCCAGACCTGCGGCAATCAACATCACAATGAATCTGGACACAGCCCCGCCTCCTCAATGCGCTGACGGTATGAGGTGCGCACCCCCGTAAAGGTCAGGACGCAAATCAGGTAAAGCAGCGCGGTAAAGATCCAGCCAGCACCGAGCAGACACCCTGTGGTTACGACAAAAATAATAAGAGACCATGCGCGACGCACCTTTGAGGGCTTGTTGCAGAAAACAGCGCGGAAGATTTTCATTATTCCGGGTTTTACCGGAATACCTTTCCCCGCATTTCGTAGCCAGTGGTCAAAAACAGCCACACCGGCAAGGCTCGCCGCAATACAGACAACACAGCCAAACAGCGCCCACGCTGCAACAAAATTAAGTGCTGCACTTTGCGGCGAAGCCAGCCCCCATAGCAGGAATACAGCCAGCAGGGCATCTAACATCAGAGAACGCACGTATTTTTTCATTGAGAAACTCCTTTCAGACAATAAGCACGCTCACGCGCGCGGCGATTTTCCAGCCCTTTATTGATTGAGCCATTCACATAAACCCAGCGGGTAAGCTGGTCGCACGCCTGCCACCATTGGTGGCGCTTGAGGTATGAGACCAGCGTCGACCGGCAGGCCGCGCCGGTTCCCACATTGAATGAGAAGCTCACCAGTGCGTCGTAAATGTGCTGCGGCATTTCTACCGGCACGCAGACTGCAAGACGCTTCTCGACGTTCATCACATCCGCGACGAGGTTCGCCGCCGCCTGACGTTCTGTGATTTCCCCTTTCGGGACGACCCCGGCAGTGTGGCCGATGCCTGACGTCCACACTCCCGCGCTGCACTGGTAAGGCGTCAGGCGACAACCTTCGAGGTCGGCAATCAGCGCCAGCCCCTCGGGCGAGGTGTTAAGCAGACGAAAGTCAGGCATCAGCGCCGCCAGCGCCAGCACTGCGGCCACACTGCAACGTTTAACGATTGATTTCACGAATAGCCCCCTTGTCGAGTCCGAGTGACGTCAGATAGAGGTACGTTTTGCGCTTAAACCAGTAATTCGTAAGCGCGGTAAAAATGGCGCATCCGCCGCCCACGTAAAGCGCCATCTTTTCGGGCGATATTGCGCCGAGGTACGCCAGCGCGACGGCCAGCCAGTAGGCGATAAACGTGGTGATTTTCTCCATACTCAGTCCCATAGATTCACCGTTTCGGTTCTGGCCGCGCTGTCGGTCTCGGGCAGTTCAATTGCCGTGCCGTGCGGCAGGATGACGCCGAGCTCAGACAGACCGGGATTCGCTTCTAAGACGGTTTCGACCACGCCCTCGGTGCGCCCGTAGTACCGCACACAAATCGCGTCGAGGGTGTCGCCCTGTAGCGCATACGCTTTCATCAGATTTGCCCCACAATGCAGCGCGCTTTGTCCTGGATGCGCGCCACAGACCAGCGCATATCCCGCCACATTTCATCGATAGTGCTGTCGATACTGTCGGCCTTTTTGTCGCCTCTGGTGGTCGCATCCACGCCGCGAAAACGCTCGTAAAGCGTGGCGGTCGTCATGGCACACACGGCGTTGAAGTAATGGAAAACACGCACACTTTCGCCGTCGAGCCTGTCGGTCGGGACATCCGCCAGCGTGGCGTAACCGGCATCGAGCTGACGCTCGCGCCATTCGCCCAGCTCCGCGTTCGTCTCTGCGATGGCGGTCTTAATTGCCCGGCGCAGGCGCACAGGGGAAACGGTCTGCTCTAAACGCATTTCCTCACGCACGCGTTTCGGGTCAACATCAGGAAAAAACGGGGTGTTTTTGATTACCGGCTCGCTCACGCCCGGCGGCGGTATCACCACGCCCGGCACATCCTGCGGCTCTTTGTTTTGCTCAATAATCAGCGTCGTCATGACAACCTCGGGTAATAGGTGGGCGGTGGACGCCGGTCGCAGTCAGGGCAATTGATACCCGCTTTGACCGGCGTGCCGCCCGGCTCGGGGAGCGCTCGGTTAACCTGCGGCTTTTGCCGCCTTTGGTGGACGCCCGCGACGTGTCGCCGGTTTGGCGGCAGGTTTGCGCGTGCGCGGTTTAGTCGTTTTGGTTTTCGGTGCCGGTTCGGGTTTTGGCCTGAGCTGGCGCGCTAACTGTTCGATATCCTTTTTCACACCGATAGTGCGCTCTAACTGGATCGCACGTTGCAGGTGCGCCAGCGCCTCGGGCAGTTGATTCGCATCACGCAGGACATATCCGGTGATTTTGTGCAGCTTTGCGCGCACGATATCGGGCATGTCAGCGCGTTCAGTCAATGCAATGGTGTTGAGCAGGTTCGTCAGTTCGACCGGCTGTTTTGCAGCGAGCAGGCGCTGCGCGGCCAGTGCCACCTCTTCGGCCAGCAGGTAAGGCGTCGGACGTCGACCGGTCGGCATGGTCAGGCCCCAGGTCATGGCGTAACGGGCAATCTCCAGCGCCCCGGCGATATCGTCAGCATCGAGACGCCACAGCATGACCGTCATGACGATGTCATCCTGCGCCCCTTTACCACTTTCGAGGACGCCAGCCACCCATGGCAGATAGAACGGCAGCAGCTCGCGCTTTTTGTCTGCCTTTCGCTCATTGGATCGGATTTGTTTTAGCGTGCGGTTGTCTGCGGCCAGCTTAACGAGCATCTGCTCATAGGCAGTTGCATTGCGCAGCGGGACAGCAGCCCGCCGCGCTGTTTCAGAGGCCGAGACCCGCATCATGTGACGCGCTGCGGGACTCGTCATGGCTTACTCTCCGCTTTCCGGTGCAGCAGGTGCGGTGAAGTCACCGAGCTTGATATTTTCAATCAGGCAACCGGCAGCGTATGCCTCGACCACGTAGTCGGTATTCATTGACTCGTAGTTCTCGATGCGGTCTTTCTTCGGGTTTTCGATGATGCTGCGGCGATGCGCGTCATCCATGAAGTAGATAGACAGGTTATCGAGACGCGTCACCATCAGGGCATTCGCCGGGAAGTAAGGCACGCGCACGGCAGGCAGGTTGCCGATTCGCTTCTGGCTGATGATGATGTCAGCGGCCAGCGACTCGCTGTTTTCCTGGTCTTTATTGACGATAGGGAAGTATTTATCCGCCATCAGCTTGCGACCGGTGATGACAACCAGCTCCGGGTCATCCTGATAAATCTCATCAATCAGGTTGCCGGTGGCATCCATGACCAGCGCGTCGAGGTTCGCATAGTCGCCGTTTTTACCCACGCGGATCACATCGGAAATGACCGCGCCGTCCTCGTCGGTGATTTTTGACATCACACGCGCTGGCGCTTCATTGCGGTACTTCTGCAACCAGCCCACCGCCACATCCTGAAGCATCGGATTTTTTTTGCGGTCAGATTTTGCGGCACGCTCAATGCCGTTGAAACCGGCCATGATGAAATCGAGCGCCTGACGCTTGATAATGGCGTTACGGATACGGGTCTGGAAGTCCTGGAATCGCGCCCACAGGTCGAGCTGTTTATAGCGGATATGGAAGTCAAAGTTAATCTGCGCGCACTCGTATTTGTTGGACTCCAGCGCGGTAAAATCAGCGGTTTCACGCTCGCCATCGCCGTCAGTATCGGCGGTGCTCGCGATTGTGCCGTTAACGCCCACACCGACCTTTTCGCCTTTCAGCTCGTCGACCGGCACGATGTTGATTTTCGTCAGGAATGAGGACGACTCCTGCACGGTGTCCATCATGGTTTGCGTGACCGACGGCTCGACGGTGAATTTCTTCGCCACGTCATCGGTGGAAATGTCGTTCAGCTCCGCGACGCGGGTCAGGTAGGCATTGAATTTAAAGCGGGTTTGTTTACGCATGGTTTTTCCTGTTCGGGTAATAGGTATCAGGCCGGGCGTCGCGCCCGGCGGATTATCAGCAGTTGGTCAGCAGCTCGTCGCCCGTACCACCTTTTGAAAGCTCGCGGCGTGGCTGGCGCTGGCTTTCGGTGTTATCGAGGGAGTTTTTCAGGTCGTTAAACGCCTGCGCGCTTTCTTCGGCCTTGCTGGTCACATCCTGCTTGAGCTGCGCCAGTTCGGTCTCAAGCTCGGTGACGCGCTGGTCGGTGGCGGTGAGGTTGGTTTGCACCAGCTCGGTAACGGTCGTCACAGCCTCATGCACATCTGCAAGACGAGCGTCGTCGCTGGCCTGTTTACGGCTGAAAATGGCTTTTACCTTGTCGGTCAGGCTGTTGAGCATGGTGTCGGGAACGTCTTCAAATTCCAGCTCAGCCAGTGAGGCCACAGAGAAGAGATCGCCCGGCTGGTCTTTTTTACCGGCGAGCGGGTTCTGCGTGGCGCGGCTACAGAATTCAAGGTATTCGGTGCCGAGGCTTGCCGGGTCATCAGTGACGGCCAGCCCGATGAGATAGCATTTGCCGCTGTTAGAGAAATTCGGGCGGATCTCCATTGAGGTGTAAACCTTCTGCCCGGCACGTACCATGCTGACCAGCTCATCGAGCGGGGCAATTTTGGCAAACAGCGCCTTTTTGCCATTGAGCGCAGAGTCATCGCTGATAATCTCCGCTTTAAGCGCGGTCACATCGCCATAGCGCTTAAAGGGGCTGTCAGGGATGAGGCTTTTGATATGTTCGAGGTTAATGCGGCAACCGTAGACGCGCGGGTCGAACGTGTCGGCCATTTCCTGAATGTCATCAGCGCTGATGACGCGGCCATCGCAGGTGTCACCCTCGACGCCGATGCGAAACCATTTAGAAACTTTCTTTGCCATTGTTCAGGTGTCCTGATGTTGGGTTTTCGGGTCGGGGTTAGTTTCCCGACTCAGCCCCTCATCAGCCACCTGTTGCGGAAGTGCAATCCCTGACACAACAGGGGTTTAGCGATTAAGCACGGTCATTTCCTTAGCCTTGCCTCGTAACATCAAAACGAGGTAAGCATGACCATTTCAACTGACCTTTCATTACTCAATGACCCACGACGACAGGCGCGGCTGTTGTACTGGCAGGGGTTCGCCGTGCCGCAAATCTGCGACATGCTGCAACTCAAGCGCCCCACAGTGCAGAGCTGGAAACAGCGTGATGGATGGGAGGAAACTGCGCCGATTAACCGCGTTGAATCGACGTTAGAGGCGCGCCTCATTCAGCTTTACGCCAAGCCCGACCTGACGCCGCACGACTTTAAGGTCGCTGATTTTCTGTCGCGCCAGATGGAGCGCCTTGCGCGCGTGAACCGCTACAGCCAGACCGGAAACGAGGTGGATTTAAACCCCAACATTGCCAGCCGCAACAAAGGGGATCGCAAAAAGCCGAAACGTAATTTCTTCAGTGAAGAAGCGATTGAAAAGCTGGAAGAGATTTTCTTTGACCAGTCGTTTGAGTATCAGCTCAGGTGGCATAAAGCCGGGTTAGAGCACCGCATCCGCCACATCCTGAAATCGCGCCAGATTGGCGCAACGTTCTACTTTGCGCGTGAGGCGCTCCTGCGCGCCCTTAAGACCGGGCAAAACCAGATATTTTTATCAGCCAGTAAAACGCAGGCTTACGTTTTCCGTAAGTACATCATCGCCTTTGCGCGTCTGGTCGACGTCGACCTGTCAGGCGACCCGATTGTCATCGGCAACAACGGCGCAGAGCTGATATTCCTCGGGACCAACTCCAACACCGCGCAGAGTCACAACGGCGACCTGTACGTCGATGAGATTTTCTGGATCCCCAATTTCCAGAAGCTGCGAAAAGTCGCCTCCGGTATGGCCTCACAGTCGCACCTTCGCACCTTCGCACCACCTATTTTTCGACGCCGTCGACGCTGGCGCACGGCGCTTATCCATTCTGGTCAGGGGAGCTATTTAACCGTGGCCGCAGTAACCGCGACGAACGTGTCGACATCGATATCAGTCATCAGGCGCTTGCCGGGGGCATGTTATGCGGGGACGGCCAGTGGCGGCAGATTGTCACCATTGAGGACGCGCTCGCCGGGGGCTGTACCCTGTTTAACCTCGACCAGCTCAGACAGGAAAACAGCGCCGATGACTTCCGTAACCTGTTTATGTGCGAGTTCGTTGACGATAAGGCGTCGGTATTCCCGTTCGAGGAGCTGCAACGCTGCATGGTCGATGCGATGGAAGAATGGGAGGACTTCGAACCGTTTGCCGACCGTCCGTTTAACTGGCGTCCGGTCTGGATTGGCTACGACCCGTCACATACTGGCGACAGCGCAGGCTGTGCGGTGCTGGCTCCGCCACTGGTTGCCGGTGGCAAATTCCGCATCCTTGAGCGTCACCAGTGGAAAGGCATGGACTTTGCCGCGCAGGCCGAGGCCATCC